GACTTATAACCACGCTTTTTTATCGAGTCCTTTGACTCAGCTTTAAATTTGCCATTTGAAGTGATGGAATAACGTAAAGACGCAAGCTCATTAATCAAAACTTCATCATCTGGTAACTTACTATCTCTCGCTTCAAGCCACTCCCTAGCCCTAAACCAAAGCTCATCTCGCAATTTCATGTACTTTTGACGTAAAGCAGGACTTTCACTTACATTTATCCCCCGCGCTGGTAGCCCCAATTCAACAAGGCGATCCACAACACCAGAACCAAGACCGATACTATCAATAAGCAACTCGCTAGGGCGCTCAAAATAAGGAACAGACTCATACTCAGCGAGTATAATTCCCGTCGTTTCCATGAGGTCTTTGCCTTGCCACGTTTTAACTGGCTCGATAAGGACATTCCCCTTCCTCTTAGCAAGGGCAGATCTGTCTCCACCAAATCTCGCAATGTCAATTCCCCAAATCGGGTGAACTTCTAACGACTCAACATCACGAATTACCGCACTTTCTATAAGTGTTCTCGAAATAAGTGTGTCAGCATCTTCCTCCGGAGGTAAACCTAAACAACGAACTCGAAATGTATTGCTCTCCTCACCATAAAGACGCTTCATGTCCTCAATCCAAGTTGGCGATACCATCTCACTATCATAACAACTGACAGTCATTTTATAAAATTGATCCGAATTTTTTCCAAAAGCATCTGCAAAATAACCCGTCGATTGGGTGGGGTTGCCAACCATAAGCAACTTGTTTCCAAGCGTCGAAATTGCCGCCTGAGCCACCTCAAAAATAATAGGATCAATCCCACTGGCCTCCTCAACAACAAAAACCATATTGGAACTATGAAAACCCTGCAAAGCCTCTGGAGATTCGCGTCTTGCAGTTCTCGCATAACAACCACTTTCACCCACATTCTTCAGAGTTATCTTATCAGCACCAAAAACAAGCTCGTCTTGAAAACCTTTAGGCAGCTTTTTAGCCCATTTCTTAATCTCACTCCATAAAACTTGCTCTAACTGAGAAGCAGAGTTAGCAGTACAAGGTATTTTGCAAGGAACTCTAGTTAAAAGATTCCAAAGAATAACCCAAGCTAAAAAAGTTGTTTTCCCAACTCCATGCGAGCTTCTAATAGCTATTTTATCATGCTTTGTAAGAGCCTCTAAAGCCTCTTTTTGCCATTTTTGAGGCTCAACATTTAAACAAGTCCTCACAAATAAAACTGGGTCTTTATAAAGCTCATATAATACATCAGCATCATTTTTTTTTGGCATAACATATAAACCTAAAAAAAAGGGGGGCTGGGGTAAGCCCCCCAAGTCTTTGAGTAGGGAGAACACAAAGAAAAACTTTTAGAGAGGGTACAGTCGAAAATTTTTCCGCCCCCCGTGTATTTTTTAAGGGGGGGCTATTTTAGAAATAGTAGATTTTTTACAAAAAAACCCCTCATTTTAGCACAAAAACGACATTTTTTTTACAAAAAACATATTTATACAATAAAAACAATAACTTAATTATCCGATAATTTTGATTATGTTACTTTTTTCTTATCTGGAACTAAATCAATGACATTCTCGCGGTCCTGATTAGCTGCTTCAATTTTACTCGCAACCTCACTTAATGCTTGAGAGAATTGAGAGCCTACAACATCAAGGCTAATCTGTTGCGGCATATATTTACCCAATAAATTCAATGTCTTACTGGCATCTTCCTCCAACTGATCCGCTAACAACATGTGAAGCGGCTTCTTTTTTCGCTCCAGAATTCCTAGAGCCGAGGTCAGTTCGCGCCTAATTTTAACGATTATTTGCTCACCATGACCAGAACCAGTTGGTCTACCACCTTTGTTTTTTACAATCTCATTCATAGTTGTTTACTTGAAATAACTTTTTGAAAACATAATGTTAATGTTTTTTGTGTAAAGACACTTTTACCTAATTATATCCAGATTAAGCATAGAAACTCGCACAACACAAGGAAACCCTGATATCACCGTTGTATCACCGTATTTTTAAGTAATTAGCGACGCAATCAAGACCCGAACATAAATAACTATATCGTTTTCTAGTTGGTCGACAATCTCCAATCTTTTCATAGTCGACACAAACACTAACAAGAACTTTTAAATAACTTTTTGTCATACCTGAACAAGTTTCAATTTCAATTAAGCGTTCTTTTGCTTTTAACGCTCGTTCTTGTAAACTATCGTCATCTGCTGATTTTCCCCTCGGAGTTTGATCTAAAATATTTCTCCCACTAGATCGCGCCCAATATGCAGTATACCGAGCCTCAAAGATCTTAGCCGCTTCAAATTGACGAAAAGTTAATTTGTCACGATTGAAAGCGCGGAGAATGGGTGTTGGCTCTTGGTTAACCCAAACCCTTGAAGATTTTTTATGTAGCCTTACGAGCTTGTAGACACCCTTAGAAAGCGTTTCAGGTGTTGGAGCATCATCATTCATTTTTAATAAAGCCTTGACCTAATCCAGCGTACCCAATGATATCATGCCAAGAGTCTGCATGATTTTCCTTATGCTTTATTCTGGCTAGCTTAACTGCAATCATACATTGCACGACCATTGATGGAGTTATCTCTTGGTCCAATATCACTGACCAAAATCTTGCAATTTCTATGTGATTAGCAAGTGGACTTCCATAATCCTTCCCCCGTTCTCTTATTGTTTCAGCAACTGCCTCAATCCCGTCGCAGTATTTATCGTGTGGATTATTCCAATCTGGGTTCATATCGTGTTCTCCTTTAAAATGGGATTTCGTCATCATAGGACACCCTCTCTATTTTGCTGTCTGGAAATGTCTCTTTAACTTTTTTTATGATTGGTGAAATAAATGGTATAAGTTCGTCTATTGATACCCACACTTCACCCTTGGTTCTTTTTTTGGTCCACTGTGTTCTTGTTACATTTATTTTTACCTCTGGAAAAAGTGGGTGAGTTGTTTGCCACAATTCCAAATCAACAAGCGGAGCGCCATTTTTTTCCGCTTCATAATCGACAGCACTCCAGCCACGAATTGTTGCACTCCCTAATTTAAGTATTCTTTCTTTATTGTTAGATTCTAATGAGGTGTAGAGTGCTTTTTTCTGAGTGTGGAATTTTTCTTTTAAATCGTCACTGACATATTTAAACATATTTTCAATACTTAAATATTTTCGTTTCATCATTTTTTCGATTGTTATGATTTCGCTTAACTTCAGCAAAATATCTTTATCAATAATTTTTTGTAGTTCCAAAATGAGCCTCACTGTAGGTGTGGAAGATTTTTGTTTGTATTGTGTTGCTTCCTTCTATCCACACCACACCCACACCCCCCTATAAAGGGGTGTGGTGTGGAAGTGTTTTAGGTAGGAAATTGACCACCTTTTTTAGTGTGGATTTAGTGTGGTTAGGTGTGGTTAGGTGTGGAAACATCACTTTAATTTTATCCCTCGCTGTTTTCCTGCAACAACTTCAATCAGGCCCATTTTTTCTAATTTGTCTCTATGCTTTCTGACTGTTTTTTTTGTTAATTTCAGGTGAGACATAATTTCTTTAAGTTGTGGTGCAAAATTATTTGCGCTGATATAATCTAGTAAAAAGAAGTATAATTCTTTTTGCTTTGGGTTTTCAAAGTACATCATTTTAGCCACCTTTGCGCTATACTTAGGGTTTTTTGTCGTTCATTTTTTTCTGGTTTAGCTGGTATTATTTTTTCTTTTGTTGCTTTTGTTTTTCTCATAGGCCATGAAATTTCGACCTCTTTTTCGTTTGTTTTTTCATGGTTAAGAAACGCAATTGTATGATTTCCCATTGTGTCCATAATTTGTGCTTCTAGGAGGCTTTCTAAATCTTTAAGTGCTTTAATAGCTTTTTTAGTTTCGACAAATTCCTCAACGATTTCTCTATTTGACTCCAAGTTAATTTCTGGCAGGTCTGGTTCTCCTGTTGCGTAGGTTCTAGCGGCATCAGGTCCATCAAGTGCTGGAAACCAGTCTGGGCCTTTTAATTTGTTATAAAAAGTAACTGTTTCCGAGATAATATCGTTTTGAATTTTTTCTGACGCTTTATAGATATATAAAGTTAGTCGATTGCCTTGGTACAAGGTTGCGACGACGAACCATTTAAATTTGGTACAGAGGCATTGTGTTTGTCCTTGTAGAAAACCTCTATGTTCTGGGGGAGTTGGTGTAAATGGACTTGCTGTATTTTTTGCTTCAGCGCACCCATTTCCTTCCAAATCGATATATTCTTCATTATTTTCGAGAATTATATTTTCTGAAGCATATATTCTTTTTTTATCATTGAAGAAAATACCGTCTAAACTTACCTCTATAAAATCTTCTTGATATTTATAGACTTTGGTAATTTCTGTTTCATATTTTTCAATTCCGAGCATTTTTGCTGCTTCAACAAGTATTAAAGGTTCGAGTCTATTTCCCCATTCAGTTGCTTGATTTCCAGCAAAAGTTGATTTTGTAAACCCCTCTACTCCTCTTTCTGCTAATTTTTCGGCCATTAAATCGTTGCGAGATTTGTATGGGTTTTTGTTCATTAGCGTTGCTATATCTGAACCACTAATTAGATAATTTTTTGTAATTTTTCCTACCATTTTAACCACCTATGACCATGAGAAGAATCATGGCTAAAAATAAAATTGGTAGGAAAAGTATTTCTATAATTAGGCTAGTTAGGTAAGTTAGCTTAATCAATATGTTGTAGATGATATCTTTTGTGTCGTAATATATATTATACGCTAAACTTGTTAAATTGCTTATGGCACGTTTTCTCATTTTGACCTCTTATCAATAACTTATAAATTTTGTTAACCATTTATCAAAGAAATACAAGATCTAAACATACCGCCAAGTGTAACCACAACATATTGTGGTTTGTTATTTTGCCCCTCGATAGTCAACTGTTGGATTTAAAGGCTTAACAAAAGAATCATTAGCTTGTTCTTTAAGGCTAACATGACAATTATAAATTTGAGTTCGCATTGCAGAAATTTTGAAATGCGGTTTTGTTTGTTGCTTTTGTACTTCTTTCAGCGCCTCAACCAAATTTGAAAATTCTTTAATTGCGCTGTCTAAATGGTTTGGTGAAAGTGCTGGCACAGTAATTCTCATTGCAGCACTCCCACCGAGAAAGTTACGGTAGTAATTCTGATTTGCAAAACTTTTCATTTTAAACCTTGGTGTTGATCTATGTTCTTTCCAAAGTTTTTCTGAATGCATTCTCATTTTATAATCATTTTCCACCGTTAATCTCCCTTCGTAACCCCTAAGATATAATTAAGTTAACCTTTTGTATAGTAAAGTAGGTTTATAAACTAAACTTAGTTTATACACTAAACTTAGTTTATAAATTAAGTTTATACAAATTCACATTTGTAGTATGTAAATCTGTTTTTGTAACAACTTTCTTTAAATTTTACATAATCAACGTAGCAATCAAGCATAACATTGCTTGCTTTAACGTAGCGTTTTTTATCTTTGTAATATTGTTCAACCCACCCTGCCGCAACGCATTCATTAATAATTTTACAGACAGCCGTAAGACTTGTTTTTGATTCTGTTGATAATGTCTGACAGCTTAAATCTTCGTCTGTAATTGCAGCGATTGCTAACAAGTGTGCCATTGTCATTTTGTTTGACGTTGAGTTAAAATAGATTGAACATTTATTTAAGTTTGTTGAATTTGCACGTTCTCTTAAATCTTTTTCAAGCAGTAAATGTTCTAAAAGTTTTCTTTTTTCTAATTTGTTAACCATTTACCTAACCCCCTCAGATTTTGGAGACGCAGTAATTGTATTCACAATTTTGCTTACCATTTTAAATATTGAATTGAAAAAACTGGAAGGTTTTAAGGCTTGAGCTTGTATAGTTCGACAAATAAAATAGATACTGTCATTCGCACCCTTTCGTGTACCATCAGCTTTTTTAATTTCTGGTGGACTTGTTACACCACAAGACCTTTCTTTAATGCTCAATTTTCGTTTCATTTCAGTCATTTTGTTCTCCTATTTCGATATTTCTAATTGAACTTTCATACCATCTACTTTTCCCTGAAGCTGTTCTTATTTTTTTAGCTTCAAGACACGCAGCAACTTCTTTTCTAGTTTTTGCCCCTAAATCGCGGCATTCTTTAATATAAGGTAAAACAAGTTGCCTAAACTTTTTAAATTTAACGATATTTGCTTTTCTGGCGAGTTTTAAATTTGAACTACCTTTAGGTGCGCCCAATTTTTTGCCAATTTGTTTTGCTTTTCTTAAACCTTTTTTTATGTTGTCACGACGTTTTACAGCCCTATTAAACATGATTTTAATATGTTTTTTATTATATTGAGCATCAGACATTTCAGGCTCATCAACTACAATTACTCTTGTTCTATTTTCAATCAGGATTGTAAGCGCGGTTAATGATTTTTCGATTGTTGAAAAAGTTGGTGTTATAACTGTTCCTTTTATATCGTGAGCCACAAGACAAGCCTGTTTAAGCCCGATAAAGCGTTTGTTATCACTTTCCACAAATTCTTCTACGAGTTCTGCCTGACCATGCCTTAAAGCGGTTCTAATGGCGTCTCTTTGCTCTTCAGAATCTTCTTGAAGATATGCAACATATAATCCAAAGCGAGGTTTCATTTTTCAGCTTGCACTCTATTTATTTCTCTAAGTTTATTTTCTTCACAAGTAAAATTTTTAAGAATGCTTCTAACTTGTGCAGTTTCGCTTCCAGTTTTTTCTGCGGTCTCAACAATAGAAGCACCGCGCAATAAAATTGAGCGAATTTTATCCCAATGATTTACCAGATTTTTCATTTCTAATTCATTTAGCAACATTCACACTCCTTTTTAAGTTTCTTTAATTTTCGCAAAGCCCTTTTTTTAATTGCGTTCGTTCTATTTTTTGGGTGAAGCTGTATTTCATCTGGAACTACAATATGCTCCAGTGCAATTAATAAAAGTTCGATTTCATTTTTTTCAAACTGCATCACTTTTCTCCTGTGCTTTCATCAAGGCTTCCTTAGTTTGCTCATGCAATTTATATTCTTTAAATGTGTTACTAAATTCAACTGGTTCTCCATAATTAGGACCGTGTTCTTCATAAGCGCAAAGATTACTTGCGATAATGCCTTCATATTCATTCATTGCCTTTAACACATGTAAGTATTGAGTCTCAGTTAATTTTGGTGTGTAGTATTTAGCCATTCTCCCGAAATACTCCCCCGATCACATCTTTGTCCTCGTCAAGCATTTCTGTTTCCCCAATCTTAATTACCTCATCAGCATCAAAATCATAGCGCTTTGCTAGTTCTCTAAGTTTGGTTCTACCAGTAAAAGTCTCTCGACCTCCACCGTCTTGAAACCATATTGTAAAAGTTTCATTCGTCATAATTTTTCTCCTTTTTATACCTCTTTTATAAGTTGGTTTTGGGGGCTATTTAAGCCCCCTTCTCGATTTTTAAACGCTGGATAATAGTTTGTTTCACACCCTCATATATTTTATGCTCTTTAATTGTCGCTTTAATTCTAGCCACTTCACCTTTTTCTAGGTCCACATAATTCCCGAAATAAACAAAATCATTTCCATTGTGATCTACAAATTTATTTAACCACTTATCTCCATAGAAACTTTCAAATCTTTTTTGAAATTTAAGCACCAAGGAAAACGTATTTCTCTCACCGATATTCCCGACATATACTGAATTTAGAATTGAGACTTTTTTCTCAGCCAAAAACTTTTTCTTAAAAACATAACTTTTTTGATTATGCGCAATTCGTCTGAGAGCACTCAATTCAATGTTCAACTCAAATTCAGCTCTCTTTTTTTCTAATCTACGTTCTTTAGCCCTAACAATTAAGTTAATTTGCTTACCAGTATAAACACGTTTGATAAGGTAGCCTTTGGTCATACAAGTCCAGCATCTACCTTTATCAATGTTTCCAAAATGAGGAAGCCAACCAGCTACTCCACTGTGCATACACTTGTAACAAGTTTCCTTTGAAACTAATTTCCCATTAAGCT